GAATACTGGCCGCGCTGTCTGCAAGAACTGATCGAATTTCAGCAGATCGCCAACGCGGAACAACCTGAATTTGAAAAGGTCGTCAGTGACGTAAAATCGGCCGCTGACGACTTCTTTCTGGTGTCCCTGTCCGAATATGGGTGCGAACGCTGGGAAAAGATTCTGGGGCTTTCTGTGGAGCCTGGGGACACATTACAGGACCGCCGCGACCGAATCCTGATTAAGTGCCTGGATCAGCTTCCCTATACTTACAGGACCCTTTTGAAATACCTTGCAACGGTCAGCGAAGACTTCACAGTCACCCTAAACGAAAACGCCTATGATTTATATATCAGAATCCGCCTGGAAGGCTACGCCCAGCGCGACGCCCTGGCGGCGACCCTGGGACAAATGATTCCGGCGAATCTGGTTCTTCGCTTGCGGACGGATATTCCACAAGACGACCAACCGGCCAAAACGGCCGCATGTTCCGCTATGGCTACAATGAACCGGCACAAACACACGCCGGCAACGTAAGGAGGAAAAGCAAATGGCAAAATTCAAGTCCATTGTCACGGACGGCGGAAGCGAAGCCCTAACGGCCCTTATCGCGTCCGGACAGAAATTGATACTGACACGCGCGGCCGCCGGAAGCGGCGTCGCCCAGGTCAGCCCGAATACACTGACCGATCTTGTAAACGTGGAAAACGTCAGCGCCAACCTGTCCGAAAAGGAACTGGTCGAAGGTTCGCCTTCGATCATGCAAATTCCGGTACAGGTAACGAACGAAGGTCTGGAATCGAATGTCTGGATCAGAGAAATCGGCGTCTTCGGCCTGGACATCAGCGGAAACGAAATTCTTTTCTGCTATGGCTGGCTTGACGGCGAAGACAGCGACAACGTCCTTCCGGCTACAACCTTTGAAGAGGACGCCGACACAGTCCACATTCACGACCTGGCCGTCTTTATCACCAACCAGGAAGCGGCGGCCGTATCTGTCCAGGTGGGCGTCGGTTCCTTCGTGACAACCGCGCAAATGACCGCATACGCCGCGCCTGTGCTTCATACCCAGGCCGCGACCACGATCAACGAAACGACCGGCGAAACCACGGAACAGGTTCAACGGCGCCAGGACAACGACATTCAGTCGATCCTTGAACAGTTGAACACCGGATTCACCGGAACAACCGTCACACACACTTTCGTTTCTGCACAGCTTCAATACTGGAAAGGCTACGACGGAACAGGAATTCCGGAAGGTATTCTGGATCAATCCCTGAACCGTCTTTATTTATGACCAGAATCGGCGCCACGCCGTCGGAAACGTCTTGCCTTATATCAAACCTATTCACGGAAATTCGGCCCGTCTGCGGCCACTGTGAGGGCGACAGCGTGGTCCTGTGTGGCGTAACCTACGAAGGACAGGAAGAAACCGTCGTCCTTCGTGATTATGGCTTCGACTATTCCGGCGATCCGGAAACCGTCGAAAATATCCGAAAGCGAAGGTGTATCTATGGGAACAAGAAGAAACTACCAGCGGACTTCGAATAAAAATGACAGTCCGCTTCACGTTCTTCCGGTGGCCGAAAGGCTGATCGACTATACCCTGGACCTGACCGACAACGCGAAACGCTTTCCGAAGCGCGTCCGTTTTTCGATCACAAACAAGATTCAGGGCCACGTCATGGCCATATACGACGGCTTACTGGAAGCAAACGAAATATTTCCGATCCGCACAGAAGCGGACCGGACAGAACGGCTTCGTCTGCAAAGGACCGCCCTGACCGAGTGTAAGAAACTGCTTCACATGATCGAATTATCGAAGAAGCGAGCCTATATCGACAAGGACACCTTTGACTATTGGACGAAGTTGACACTGGACGTTAAGTTCATGACCGCGAAATGGTACAAGGCCGAACAGGACACCGCCGAAGCGATCGCCCCGTCGGACCCTATACCGGAAAGCGTGTAATGATATTTAGGGAATGACCTGTTACCCCGAACGCCGGCAACGCGAACAATGCGCGCAATGTCAACACGGACGGCAGTCTGAACAACAACAACGCGTACAATGGCAACAATGGCGTTCGGCCGGATTTGGTGGAAAACGCGACCGAGTAAGGCGAAGAACCTGAAAACAGAGTACCCCAACAAAGGAGGTCATTTCCTTCCGAAGTGCCGGAAAGGCCACGGTAAACACAAGATTGACGACGAATGGCCTTCCTACTGTGACGGCCGGACTGTAAGCGTCAAGGAGGATTTTTATTTTGAGCGAAGACCAGACATTGAATCTTTCTGACTTCGCGAAGGTGATCGACTTTAACAGTCTATATCAATCGTATACAGAAGCGCGCAAAGGTAAACGGTGGAAATATGCGGTCTGCAAATACGAAGTGAACGTCCTTGAAAACCTTATGTTCGTTCATTTCATGTTATCAGCCCACAAATACCGCCTGTCGCCTTATAACTGCTTCATTGTGAAAGAACCGAAGGAACGGCTGATCATGTATAACAGCTTCCGCGACAAAATCGTTCAGCATAGTCTTTGTGATAATGTCCTGGAACCGTACCTTTCGAAAACTTTCATATACGACAACTACGCAAGCCAGAAAGGCAAAGGAACGCACTTCGGACTTGACCGCCTGAAATATTTCATGTCGAGGTACTACCGGCAGAACGGGGCGGACGGCTGGGTCCTGAAATGCGATATTCGAAAGTATTTTTACAGTATCAATCACGACGTTCTGAAAGAACAGCTTCGCCGGCTTATCAAAGACCGCGACGTCTTGTGGCTTCTGGATATGATCATAGATTCCACCGAAGGACCTGGAATCCCGATCGGGAACCATACTTCACAGTGGTTCGCCGTTCTGTACCTGTCCGGAATGGATCACATGATCAAGGAACGTCTGGGAATCAAAATGTACGGCCGCTACATGGACGACTTCTATTTGATTCACCCCGACAAGGACTATCTTCGTTATTGTCTGGAAGAAATCAAGAAGTATCTGGTCCCTTTAGGACTGGAATTGAATCAAAAGACGGCCATTTTCCCCTTAACCCAGGGAATCGACTTCCTGGGATTTAGGACCTATCTGACCGACACCGGAAAAGTCGTCAGAAAAGTCCGCCGTGAAAGCAAGAACCGAATCCGAAGGAAATTGAAGAAATACCGTCACCTTCTGGACGAAGGCCGGATCGGCTTCGAAACGATTCTTCAATCCTATTCTTCGTGGACCGGCCACGCCGAACACGGCAATAGTTACCACTTGATCAGGAAGACGGACGACCTGTTCTTCAACCTGTTCAAGAATGAATTGGAGGGATTAACCTATGGCAAAATTACTATCCGCTTTGCCCGTTGGAAGCGTCGTCAAGTCGACGAACACGAAATACAACGGGAAAGTGATCAGGTGGATCGTGGGAACCCAGGACACGGCCAACGGCCGGACGGGCCTGGTAGCCGAGAAAATGATCACCCTGAAATGCTTTGACGCGAAGGAATCTTCGAACACGAACAGCGACCGCAAGAATTACGGAAACAACCGTTATTCCCAGTCTAATATCGACCAGTGGTTGAACAGCCAGGCCACGTCCTGGTATTCCGCACGTCACAGCGCCGACGCACCGCCGAACAACGCCAACGTGTGGAGCAACTACAACGAATACGACACCGAAGCCGGCTTCCTGTCTAACTTCGAAGCAGACTTCCGAAAAGCTATCCTGGACGCCGTGATCCGCGTCGCAAAGAACACCGTCACCGACGGCGGCGGTTATGAAGACATCACCCGAAAGGTTTTCCTTCTGTCGAATACCGAAGTCGGCCTGTCCAACGAAAACAGCGTGGCCGAAGGGACCCTCTGGTCCTACTTTTCCAGCGCCGCGCGCCGCCAGTGCTACCCGACCGCCGAAGCCGTCAGCAATTCGGAATATACAAGTTCCAGCCTGAACGCGTCTTCTTATTGGTGGTGGTGGCTTAGAACCCCGAACGCCGGCAGCGCGCACCATGCGCGCATTGTCTACACGGACGGCAGTCTGAACTACAACAACGCGTACCGTGGCTACGGTGGCGTTCGGCCGGCTTTGTATTTGGAATCTGGGAATCTGGTATCCGATTCAACAGACACCGACGGGGCCTATATCTTACAGTGGAACCAGCCGCCGTCTGATCCTTCTTCTATTTCCTACGGCACACCGCAAGCCGGAAACAGCCTGGTCCTTTCGACGGGCGGTTCTACCGATCCGGAGGGCGACGCCATTTCCTACGTCTGGGAAAGGAAGATTGATTCCGGCGCCTATGTCCAGTTAGGGATCACCACGGCGAAGACCTTCACCGACACAGTCCCGACGTCCGGCACGACTTACACGGCGCGCGTGAAGGCAGTCGACGCGAACGGCCTTGAATCCGGTTACTGTACCGGATCGGCGAAAACTATTTCTTACAACACGCCGCCCGTGATCAGCGGTTTGGATCAAAACCTGGGAGCGAAAACAGCGCCGTTTATATATCAGTACACAGTCACAGACGCCCAGGCGGCCACCCAGACGATCACAGTCACGGAAAAACTGACCAACGGAACCCAGACGATCGCGCTTCGCACCTATACCGCGACCAGCGGCGTCCAGAATACCGTCGACCTGTCCAGTGTATGGCTTCCGCTTCTTTCCGGAACCCACGTCCTGACGATCACGGCCACCGACAGCGCCGGCGGAAGCGCAACGCGAAAGATCACATTCAGCCGCACCGTCAGCCGTATCGCGGCGGCGCGTGCGTTCAATACGGACGCCCTGGTTCAGAAGGTCTTTGTTTCCCTTTATCCGGCGACGATTCCGGCAGACGCCACCCTTCACCTGGAAGTCACGAACAACCCGTTCGACACTTCGCCGGTGTGGGTAGACATCACCGACAAGGCGAACAGGCTTGTCCATGTCTTCACGAATACGACCGCCGCGAAAGGCTATGGCCTGGGCTATCGCTTCTATATCACGAAGGGAACCCAGGAAATCGAAATCACCCAGGCGACGATCCGTTTCGCCTAAACGAAAGGAGGAATTTGAAATGTTTGACCCTACACAATGCGAAAGCGTGAGCATGGCCCAGGCAAAAGCCCAGGAAGAACAAAATCCTGTCAATGCCGCCTTGCGCGCAACTTCGATCGCCTTCGTCACTTTGGCCGAATCCGGCCAGATCGACGACACAACCGCAACGGAAAACGTCAGCCAGTTCGCCCCCTGGGCTTACCCTGTGGCGTATGCTGTCGGCAATATCCGCCAGTATAACGGTGAACTTTTCCGCTGTGTTCAGGCTCACACTTCACAAGCCGACTGGACGCCTGACGCCACCGCTTCCCTTTGGAAGAAAGTCGGCGATCCGACGGAAGAATGGCCGGTCTGGTCCCAGCCGATCGGCGCCCACGACGCTTATAAAAGCGGCGACAAAGTGTCCCACAACGGGAAACACTGGACATCTAACATTGACGCGAACGTCTGGGAGCCTGGCGTCTATGGCTGGACGGAGGTGACAGAATGACCGAAGGAATCATTGTCGGCGTTCTGTCGCTGATCGGTACACTGGCCGGAACCTACTTCGCAAACCGAAAAAGTTCCGCCCTTATTGCCTACCGTCTGGAACTTCTTGAAAAGAAGGTCGACAAACACAATTCCGTCGTGGAACGAACCTTCAAACTGGAAGAACAGGCGGCCGTTATTGAAGAAAAAATCAAGGTCGCGAATCACCGTATAGAGGACCTGGAAAACCGGTGAAATCGCGCAAAAAGAAACGCGAGTTTTCCAAAATCATTATAACCATAGTCGGAGCCGTCACGCTTGTCGTGTCGGCTTTTACTATGGCCGTTGTATGGAAAACAAGCGACACCGCGCCCCTGGCGTATTTGATCCCTTCGGTCTTCGGCGAACTGGCCACCGCGACCGGCTTTTATTTCAGCAAAGCGAAGGCCGAAAACCGGATCAAACTTCGGAAATTATATGGTCCTGAAATCTACAATGACACGAAGGAGGTATAAACGTGTTTAACGCATTACTTGAAAACCTGACAAATATCGGCTGGGCTATGCTGATCTTCCTGTGTGCATACCTGGCAAACGTCGCCTTTTCCCTGTGGTACAACATCAAAATCAGGAAGGAAGACTTCGACCGCGAAAAGCTGATCGCAAGCGGCTTGAAAATCCTTGTTTTCGTCGTTGGCCTGACGCTTCTGTGTACGGCTATTACTGCACTTCCGATCTTTGCAAACGAAGTCGGCTGGGCTATTCCTGACGAATACACGGACATTTTCGCCGACCTTGTTATCATTGGCGCCGTTCTGCTTGTGTCCTGTAAATACATCAAGGAAGCCTTCACGAAGTTCGTTGCTATTTTGAACACCGGTTCCGTGGAAAATGTGGAAAACGTACCGGAGCCGGAAGCAACCAACGCCGGAAAGGCCCAGATCGGCTTCATGGCCGGAAATGGAGGGAACGAAAATGAGTAACAGCCCACTTGTAAGCTATACACGCATTTCCCCGAATAAGAACAGCCCCAGAAACCACGCGATCGACACGATCACGATCCACTGTGTCGTCGGCCAGTGTTCGGTCGAAACCCTGGGGAACATCTTCGCGCCTACTTCCAGACAGGCGTCTTCAAACTATGGGATCGGCTACGACGGCAAAATCGGAATGTATGTGGAGGAAAAAGACCGTTCCTGGTGTAGTTCTTCCGCGTCTAACGATAACAGAGCGATCACAATCGAAGTCGCGTCCGATACAAAGCACCCTTACGCAGTCAATGAAAAGGCGTTCGCCGCGCTTCTTGACCTGGTGACTGACATCTGCAAGCGAAACGGGATCAAACGCCTTGTGTGGTCCACCAACAAAAAGGACCGTATGAATCACCTGAACGGGTGCAATATGACCGTTCACCGCGATTATGCAAACAAGGCTTGTCCTGGCGACTACCTGTATAAGCGCCACGGTGAAATCGCGGCCGAAGTCAACCGCCGCCTGGGAGCCAGTGCCGAAAAGCCGGCAGAGAATAAACCAACCACTGGCGAAGTGATCCACACTGTCAAAGCCGGCGAAACATTGTCGAAGATCGCCCAGAAGTACGGGACAAACTATCAGAAGATCGCGGCCTATAACGGGATCGCAAATGCAAACCTGATCCGCGTCGGCCAGAAAATCAAAATTCCGCCAGACACCCAGGCCGCCCAGTCTTTCAAGAAAGGCGACAAAGTTAAGGTCCTGAAAGCTGTCACCTACACAGGGAAAGCCTTCAAGACCTACTATGACAAATATGACGTGATCGAAGCCGACGGCGACCGTGTGGTCATTGGTATCGGAAAGACAGTCACAGCGGCCGTCAATGCGGCAAACCTGAAAAAAGCATAACGGCAAAAGGAAAGCGGCCAGGGATATTCCCTGACCGCCTTTTTTTATTTTCCGGTGACCATTGAAAGAGCCAACACGAAAAGGTCCTGTCGCGCGACTGAAAACTGATATGTCTTCGATCCGGCCTGTACGACAACAGAGCCGTCGACAGGTGTCACCGCTGTCAATGCTGAAATCTTACATTCGAAACCGGCCTGGTTATGAATGAAGACGATCCGCCTATTCGTTAAAACGATAGCGCCTGAATAGGTTTCTGTCACTTCGCCGTAAACCGTCCGACTGGAACCGCCGCCAGTGCTTACCGACACGCCCTTCGCAACGCGGACACGGACGCCAGCACCGCTTCCGGTTCGGCCGACAGCCTTGTTCTTCGTGACAATCTTCATCGCCGGCGCGTAATAGTGGGCGACTTCGCCTTCTTCCAAAAGAACCGGCGTCCCCGTTACAACAGGAAGTTCGCCCTGTGCGATCGCTGAAATCGCGTTTTCTTCCATGAACGGCGTGTTTCTGGCCACTTGTGCCGCCTGTCTGGCTTCCTTCTGCTTCTTGACCTTGTTCGCATTGAAAAAAAGCCCAACGGTGACAATGGTCAAGACGACGATCCAGCCCCACAATGATACTTCCGGAACCGCGATCGACACAATCACCAGGATCAGGTCGACAATCGCGGCCAGGATTCCGAATATAATAGCGACTATTCGCATTATATCCCCCCTTCCTACTTGTAAACTTTATAAGGTTCTGACCTTTAACACAATTATACGTGAAAAATGTGTTAAAAACAAGAATGACGCTGAACATTAACACAAAATTTTCGGGAAGGAGGTCACAACTTGAAAATATATGACTATAAAGGCCGGAAGAACATCAGCGGAAACAGAATCCGCGAAGCACGATTGAAGAAGCGACTGTCACAGGCCGACTTCGCCGCCAGACTGCAAATAGCCGGAATCACTATGGAGCGCGACAGCGTCAGCAGAATCGAAATCGGGACGCGCTTCGTCGCTGACTACGAACTTATGATAATAGCTGAAATCCTGGACGTAACCGTCGACTGGTTACTGTCCGAAGGCCGAGAATAA